GGGTATAGTAAGATTAGTTGAATTAAGAAAAGAAATACCCACATCAGCAGGTCTGGTAGAAACGTTTAAACAATTCTTTGGGGGTATTTCTGCCCCTTCAGGTCAGGCTGATCAGATTGTAGAATATCTTTTTGGTAGAGGAGACAAGAAAGATGATGTAAGCCAAGAGAGTCTTAAAGCTATCGTAGAAAAAGTATCAGGAACAAATGGAGTATTAAAAGACTTAGCTAGTGTTAATGAAGCAGAAGCTATTATGATTGTTCTTGCGGCAGATATGGCTAGAGCAGCCGATCCATCAGGTAGATTATCAAACCAAGACTTTGAAGTGCAGCTAAAAAGATTAGGTAAGACAGGATTCTTTAGTACAAAGTTAGGGCAGTTTGCAGCTTTACAAACAGTTATGGATGATTTTGCAAATAGGTTTCAAAGAATAGAAATGATAAAGGCTATTGAGATAGGTAGCAACAATGGAATTTTAACTCCTAGACAGTTGCAGATACTTTACTCTAATCAAAAAGTATTAGCTTTACAAGATAAAGTTGGGATGAATATTACTGGAGGTGGATCAACAATAACTTACTCGGATGAGTTTGAGTCTCGGATTCAAGTAGGACCTAACGGAGAGCCTGTAATAATAAAAAAAGGAAGTGATGGTAAAACATATTATTTTATAAATGGTAAAGAAATAAGTAAGGATCAAGTAAGAAGAAAAGGTCAACCCGAAAAACAAAACAATAACCTAGATAAAAAACTACCTGAAACTAAAAAAGGTAACAATAATAAACTCAATGAAAATGTATCAGAAAAAATAACAGGTAAAGTTGTAGGTGGCGACAAGGTCAACGGTTTAAAATTACAAGGTAAGAGTGGGTTATATCTACAAAATAAAGATGGTACATTCTCATTGAAACCTTCAGGAACAGGAGCTTAATTAGTGGAAGTCCTAACAAATAAAATAACTGACGTAATAACATCAAACATTGATACCAATAAACCTGTACCAGTAGAGGTTGATAAAGATGAAACCGTAGTATCCGAAACTAAAGATTCATCTGTTAATAAAAATACTGGCGAGTTGGAATTTAATATTGTACCAAATCCTGAAGCTAATGTTACATCTGATATAAAAAGAAACGTAGATGAAAGCGTAGATACGCAGGTATCTGAAAGAGATAATAAAAACGTAACTTACGAAAGTATAATATCTGGAGATACAGTAGAGCTAAACGGTGAAGAGATAAGTCCTAACCTTGTACAGAGAGCTAATCAAGGTGACGTTGATGCTATGACAGAGATTGAATCTATGGCTAGGTCTGCAGAAAAACAAAAGCAAGAACCCATAGTAGCTAAAGCTCCAGAAATATTTCCGAACGATCCCCAAGCATCTAAGACAACAGAGAAACTTGTAAAGTACACAGAGGGTAGAAATATTGTCTTAAATGCACTGCAAAAAATTAACCCTCAAACAAATGAACCAAGAGTTGTAGACGGTCGAGTCCAACAATTGTTTGTTGATTACTTTAGTACAGGTGAATTTTTTACCGAGATGAGTAGAAGATTGGCTGAATCTGGCAGAGGTATTACATTACTACCTGTTTTAGCACACATGGCTTACAATGTATTTGGGGCTGCTACAGATGCAATGGACTTACCTACTGACATAGATTTTTTAAATATAAAAGCAGACGATGAAACATTCTCTAAATCGTGGGAAAACAGATCAGCAGGTATGGCTAAATTTTTTAATTCATACAAAACAATGGTAGAAAAAGCTCTACCGGGTCTTACTCAAGGTCAAGCATTTAACGACGATATAAAGAAATTATATATTGAAACATATGGACAAGAGGAATACGACAAATACTACACACTTACAGTAGGTGACAAGACTGTAGATTTACCGATTGTAAATGACGAACTAGGTCAAGAACTATTGAAGATAGGCTTTAACGAGTTACCTATGGTAGAACGAGCCGCCACAATGATTATAGAAAATGTAGGAATAGGTTATTCTTTTGCAAAAGGCACAACACAAAAAGGTGCAAAACAATTTAACAAAGCAGATGAACTTCGTCAAAATAATCCTTATAAGTATAAAGGCTTAAGTAATCTTGAAGTGTTGCGTTTGGACAGAATAGAAAATGCTTCAAATGCAGTTACAAAATCGTGGTATCAATTAAGTGCGAGCTTGGGTAGAAAGTTAAAAAATAGAGGTGCTGTTGGTGCTTATGAAGTAGATGTAAATGCACAAAATACTTTAAACCTAGTAGATAAACAGATAGACTCCGTTCAAACACAAATAAAAAAGACGGGCGACCCTAGAGAAATAGCTCTACTGCAAAAACAACTGAAGAATCTTGAAGTACAAAGAGTCAAGCATGTTTATCCTTTTTCTAAAAATACCTATGTAAAAAGTGTGTTAGCTGATGAAACTGTCATGGGATTAGGTCAGGCAGCAGGATATGAAATTGCTAATTTTTATAACTATGATACTGACATAGGAGAGGTCGTGGGTGCGTTATCCACAGCTGCAAATGTACCCCAGTTTTTAATTAAAAAAGGAATAGGTGGACCTATAAAATTCTTAGATAGATTTGCAGGGGGTGCTATAAGTAATTTTGCTTCAACTATAGAAAATATTCCTATTATTCCTAAAGGAGTATTTGTAGATAGACGATTTGATTTATTAACAGATGAGTTTGGTAATGCTCTTTCGGGTAAGCAGAAAGTAGCTGTTGAAGAAGTTGCTAAGATAATAAAAAATTTAAACCCTGAACAAAGAGAAATGGTTTGGGCATCTATAGACGAATATCAACAAGTACGTAATAGAATACTCGATAGATTTACAGACTCTGAAAAAAAAGAAAAAGCTAGAAGTCTATTTCAACTATCATTTTCACATGTATCTGGTTTAGCTCCACTTATAGCTCTTGAACGTAGGGCAGCAGGAAAATTAAAATCTAGTGCTAAAAATATAGAAGAAGCCGTTGACTATCAACTAGCACAAGAAAATTCTATAGCACAAGCCAACGAAGCTATTGAACAATTAAAAGTGATGATGAGTCAAGAGTCTGGTATAGACCTTGATGACGGTGAATTTATAACTGATTTTGTTAATAACTTTCAAAAAGCTGCAGACGATACTCAACTATCAATAAACGAAACAAAGATAGAGTACATGAAAAGTCTGCAAGATTTTAAAAATGGAATAATACAAGACCCCACTCAACCTCTTGACGAAGATTTAATAACTAAGTTATCTGAAATGGAGATAAAATTAACTGCAGGTGCTACTCAAAATTTAGAGTTACAACGTAGCATATATGCTAAAAACACAACAGAAATTATGACCCAATTAAAACTGAGAGGTGATAATATAATAAGTCTAAGAGGTCAAGATGGGTACAAAGAAAAGATGGGTAGATATATAGAAGATGTGTATGATACCCAACAAGATAAACTAGATGCACAAGGTCGACTAATATATAAGCCTGTAGATGATTTGGATATTGAAATGGATATTCGATCTCTCGTAGACGATATGGCTGATAGAAAAGATGACTTGACATCTAGTGCTATTAGAAGTTTATTTACTCCTGAAGGTGAATTTTTTAGAGGTGCTTCAGGAAAAAAAGCTAGGGCTGCACTTGATAGTATGGCAATACGAGGTATTCAAAAACAATTAGGGTTGGATCAAGAACAGTTTGGAGAGTTGATGACATATCATACTAATCCCCTAACTCAAAAAAATGCACCTGATGATTTTTTAGGAGAGACTGCTACTCCCCTAGATGTAGCCTTACACTTAAGCAGAGAAAAGGGCAGTACCTTTAATCCCTTTGTAGGAAAACCTTCTGAGTTAGATTCTATGAGAGGTCATTTCTTAAGAGTTGCTAGAGGTCTTGAAAATTCTAATCCTCAATTAGCTAGGCAATATACAACCTTTGCAAGCACAATAGAGGGAACTTTAAAAGCTAACCCTGAAGTTTATAGTAGGATTCAACCTGCCAGAACACAATATCGTGCTATACATTTTGACCCTATAAGAAAAGGATCGTATGGAGATAAAATAGATAACGCTAGAACAGGACCTGCTTATGTAGAGCCAGAAGGAGGATATAAATACCCTTATAAGAATGGTCTTGAGCCTGAAGACTTTCACAAAGATATTGGAGAAGACATAGAGGGACTTATGAATGGCACTATGCAGTCAACACGAAGTTTAAATAAAAGTATGAAAGGTCTCATAAGATTTTGGACAGCAGGAGACATGGAAGACAATAGTATGGTATTCGATGTATCAACCGAATCAGGGCAAAAGAAACTAGAAGTAGTTGGCAATCTTGTAAAAGCTAGTTTGTATGAACACTGGGGAGAAGCGAGGAAGGCTGTCATCGATAGAATACAAAGTAAAGTAAAAGGCGGCTATCCAGTTCGTATATCAGAATACAATTTTGAAGCTGGTGAAAACATTGCAAAGCTACAAGATATATTTACAGTAAATGTAAAGGGTGCAGATGGAAAAACAAAACCTCGCCAATTGTTTGATTTATCTGATATTGTAGCCGAAGAAAAAGACATTGTTAATTTAGTAAAATTAAGTAGGCAAGCAGAAGATCAATATAATAGATTAACTGCAGAACTAAACGATAATACGAGTTTGCTTATGACTAGAGCTAATGCAAAAAATCAAATTGAAAACAAATCTGTAAAAGAATTTGAAAGAGTTGCAGGTATACGAGATTCTGAACAGTTCTACACAAACTATATAGAATTTGGCTCTCCTGCATACATAAGAGATTTAAAAAAATCATACATTGATGCTCGTATGTCTGGCTTAGACCTTGACGATGCAGAAGCAGGGGTAACAAGTAGAGCTGTATTTGAAGATGAATTTAAATCGGGTATGATATATCACATCAGTAATGCTTTACTCAAGAGAGCAGGTTTATCTGCAGGAGAGAAAACTTTAATGGGTTTAGACGGTAAACCATTTAAACTTAATGTTTTAACTGCTCCCGGACAGCTTGCTTCAGATTTGGGTAGCACCAATACTCAAAAAATATTAAGAGAAGTTGGACTAGATGAAGATCATGTACAGTACTTAAAAGATATAGGAACATACATGGAGTTTGCACAGGGAACATCTTTAAGTAGATTTGATATAATAGGACAAGTAAGGGATGTATCACCTAACGAACTTATAAGTAGAGCATTTAACTTAGCTAGAGGTATGGTTAGTCCTACCTATGTTGCAGGTGAATTAGGTGCTAGACTTGCAATGCAAAAAGGAAATGAATTAGTTCTGTTAGCAGCTAGAAGTAAAGACGGTGCAAGAATTATTGGACATCTTCTTAAGAATCCACGTAATGTATCTCCTGATGATGTTAAAACTTTTGGCACTTTAGTTAAAGAATTTTTAGCAACTGAAGGAGCTAGAGCAGGGACAAAAGTACCAAGCCAGTTTGTATCACAAGATGATATGAATGAGTACAATTTAGAATATCAGGGCAAACCACTTTTCGAGGGTGTATTTAATTCCCCTAAAAAAGAAGAAGATAAAACTTTAACTAAGGAGAACAACCAATGAAGACATACAATAACGGTCAACGTAAAGGCATGATGTACGGTGGTGGAGCAACTATGCGTAAGCCAATGATGTACGGTGGCATGGCATCTGCACCTAAAAAGAAAATGCAGATGGGTGGACTTGCTGCTGAAAACAGAAAGTCATCTACAAATCAAACAGGCATGATGAACCCGATGGGTAGCATGACTGAGAAGAAGAAGTTCAGCATGGGTATGGCGTATGGGGGTAACACCTCTAAAAAAAAAAGTAATGGGTTCGGGATGTTAAGTGTAAAAGCTGGCATTGATAACAATCCAAATCCTACTGCCGCAGATAGAATAGCAGGTGCTACAAAGAAGAAGAAGACGTAGGCTTATCTCTCTGTCTCGATATCTTACGACCCTTAAAGAAAACAATTGTATTGATAGTGGTGTTGATAGTTATAGCTACGACTAGCCACGCTTCCCACCACTCCACTACAAGAACCTACCTGATTTATCCATAACCTCTTGTGCTATTGATCTCAGGTATCGTATAAAGTCTCCCACCTTGTTTGTACCCTCGTACATAGGAAGACCCATATTCATAGTCTTCTCAAACTCTTCAGGTTCTACTGCATCGTAGAGTATTTCCACATTCCCATCTTTATTAAGAAACGCTTCTAGCGAGAATAGTTTCGCTTTCACTTTTGATTTCATTGATCGGCTCTAACTTGCTTATCGGTAAATTATAACAATCGGTTCTGAATGTAAAACCGTTGCTTGGGTCAACTTGACCTTTCTTGTATCGGGTAGCTTCAGCGTAGTATTCTTGTTTACTAATGCTACCTAGTATCCAAGCCTTACTGAGATCAGTCAGTATCCTCACGAACACATAACTGTCACAGTCTTGCTTAGTACCATGTGATGCAACTGAGCAATCATAGTTTGGTTGTGGTCTAGTATTACAACGTTTAGTCTTAACGTCGATTCGATTCCCATCTTTTACTAAATCATAATTAACTGTGTTCACTTCAGTTGCCCCAATGATATCAGCCACGATTACCTCGCCTATCGCACCTACTACGTTACTAGTGCCACCTGTAATACTTCCCTGCAGTATGCCTACAGAGGAAGCTTTTTCCCTCGCATGACGCATGTAATCTTCGCTGATCGGTATCTCTATCATTAGCTTGAACTCAAGTCTACGACTTCGCAGGCATCTGCAGTACAAGCCAACTCACGAGAACCACTCGTATTATCTTCCTTTTCATACTTAGAGAACTTAGTCCAATCTAAAGCAGATGGTACACGACCATTCCATTCTAGATAGTCATCAGCTTCTATGTCCTGATAAGGAGCTTGTTGGTACGTGTGGTCAGAGAATGGTAAGAATGATACACCCGAAGCTATATCAAAGTTATCATACAACCACGAACCTACTTCCATCCACTCCTCTTCCTTTACAGAAATAGTTACAGATGGTTTGTGTTCGCACCAATTAAGTGCATAGAGTTTCCATAGTTCTAGTTGTTCTATAGCACTCATCTCAGTTCTAGTGATAGCACCACTAGGAGATTTCATAGGAAAAGAGAAGACCGTAACACTATCAGGTTTTGTGATATCAGGTTCAAACGGTATACCCTCTTCTTTCATAAACTGTGTGAGTGGGTCTTTGTTATCACCACGTACAGTTCTGATGTAAAACGGATTGTGTCTAGCATGGATACCTGATGCAGAATCAGTTAGCTGAGACACAGTGCCACTCGGCTTTACACAGGTGATTGCAGTGCTTCTAGGTATTCCTATCTTCTTTGCATACTCTCTGTTTGTATCAATAGCTACCTGCTTCATCTCTTGTAACCATATCTTAGAGTCAGTCATTCTAGCTAACACAGGATGATCCATGATACCTGTCAATGACACACCTAACAATCTTTCTTCTTCTGTGTTTGTTTTCCATATCTTACGTAGGTATTTTAAATCTGTAAGAGTTGATTGGAATGTACCTAGCATGGTAGCAATCCGTACTTTTGATCTCAAGG